CATTTGAAGAAGTCATCGGTTCCGTTTAATTTAGAGGTTTCCAACAATGGCAGAGCGTTTACAACAAGAAACAATTCCTTTAAGGAAGATTAGTGATTTTAAATCTAAATTAACTGGTGGTGGTGCTAGACCTAATCTATTTGAGGTTGTTTTAGCATTTCCTTCAACGGTAGCACCAGTTAATGAAAATGAAGTCTTACAAAAATCTAGATTTTTAGTCAAGGCAGCAGCATTACCGGCATCAACAATTGCTCCAATTGATATTCCATTCAGAGGTCGTATTTTAAAGATTGCTGGTGATAGAACTTTTGAAACATGGACTATTACCGTCATTAATGACACTGACTTTATGATTAGATCCGCAATGGAAAAGTGGATGAATACTATTAATAAATTGGATGATGCTACAGGAATTTCAAATCCTGTTGATTACCAATCTGATGCTATGGTTCATCAACTTGATAGAGATGGATCTACTCTTAGATCTTATAAGTTTAAATCAATTTTCCCAACTAATATTTCGACAATCGATCTTAGTTATGAGACAACTGATACAATTGAAGAATTTACTGTAGAAATGCAGGTTCATTATTGGGAAGCATTTAGAGGTTCTTCTTCTTCAGCTAACGGTGAAGATATCCAATAAATAGTAAGACAATAGACTAAAATAGTATTATAATATGGCACGCCTTTTTGGTTTTTCGGTAAGTGACACCGAGAAAAAATCACCATCAATTGCTTCCCCCGTTCCTCAAAATAATGAGGACGGGGTTGATAATTATATTTCGAGTGGTTTTTATGGTCAATACTTAGATATTGAAGGTGTTTATAGAACTGAATTTGATTTAATTAAGAGATATCGTGAGATGGCACTTCATCCTGAGGCGGATGGTGCTATCGAAGATGTTGTCAATGAGGCAATCGTTAGTGATCTTTATGATTCTCCAATTGAAATTGAACTTTCAAATCTCAATGCCAGTGATAAATTAAAAAGTATTATCAGAGAAGAGTTTAAAAATATTAAGGATATCATGGACTTTGATAAAAAGTCTCATGAAATTTTTAGAAATTGGTACGTTGATGGAAGACTTTTTTATCTCAAAGTCATTGACCAGAAAAAACCAGAAGAAGGTATACAAGACTTAAGGTATATTGATCCCTTAAAAATTCGTCATATTAGGCAAGAAAAGAAAAAAAATAAAGCAACTTTAGGTCCCGATCTAGGATCAACAGATAAAGATAAATTCCAGTCACCAGAATTGGAAGAGTATTTTGTATATACTCCAAAACCAAATTATCCAACCGGAACTATGGTTGGTGGTGGGGGAACAAAAGGTATTAAAATTGCCAAAGATTCTATTACATATTGCACTTCTGGATTAGTTGATAGAAATAAGGGTAATGTTCTTTCATATTTACATAAGGCAATTAAGTCACTCAATCAACTCAGAATGATTGAGGATTCTCTGGTTATCTATAGATTAAGTAGAGCACCAGAAAGAAGAATTTTCTATATTGATGTCGGTAATCTTCCAAAGGTAAAGGCAGAACAATATCTGAAAGAAGTGATGAGTCGTTATAGAAATAAGCAAGTTTATAATGCTCAGACTGGAGAAATTCGTGATGATCGCAAATATATGAGTATGTTGGAAGATTTCTGGCTCCCTAGAAGAGAAGGTGGTAGAGGAACCGAAATCTCTACTCTTCCTGGTGGTCAAAATCTTGGAGAACTTTCTGATATTGAATACTTCCAAAAGAAACTTTATCGTTCACTTGGAGTTCCCGAATCTAGAATTGCTGCTGATGGTGGATTTAATCTTGGTCGTTCTTCCGAAATTTTAAGAGATGAACTTAAGTTTGCTAAATTTGTTGGTAGACTGAGAAAGAGATTTGCCAATATGTTTAGTGACATGTTGAAAACTCAACTTATTCTTAAAAACATTGTTACTCCCGAAGATTGGGAAGAAATTAGTGAGCACATTCAGTATGATTTCTTATATGATAATCAGTTTGCAGAATTAAAAGAATCTGAATTGATGAATGAAAGATTGGGATTACTTGCCACTATTGAACCATATATTGGTAAGTTTTATTCCAATGACTATGTTCGTAGAAGAATTCTTAGGCAGACTGATGCTGAAATCATAGAAATTGATGAGAAAATCGAACAAGAAATTAGAGATGGAATTATTCCGGATCCAAATGCTATCGATCCTATTACCGGAGAACCATTGCCAGATGGAGGAATGATGGGAGATATTCCAACGGAACCAGATTTAGAATCTCAAGGTGGAATAACTCAAGTTGATGGTAAGAGTGCTGAAATATAAATAACTTATATCGTTATAATAATTTTAAATGGAAGATGTATTAGATTTAATTGTCACCGATGCTTCGGCATCTGAGATTAGTGATAGGATTAAAGATGTTTTATTCTCTAAAGCATCTGACAAAATTGAAGGTATCCGTTCAAATGTAGGTGCTTCAATGTTTGATGAACCAGAAGAAACACAAGAGGAAGAATAATGGCAAGGACTTTATGTAAAGGTGCCGAGGCAGCCTGCCCAACAACAACTGGAACTGCTACTAGTTTTTCTGAAGCAACAGTTGTTAGATTAGTGAATACTGATTCTAGTGCTCACCTCGTTTCTGTTGTAGAAACACAAAGTGGAACTGCTGTTGGTTCTTTTACTATGCCAGCAGGAACTGTAGAATATCTAGAAAAAAATCCCACTCAGTGTGTATTTGCTGCAAACGCTGGTGTTAAGGGTGCAAAAGTAGGATTTACCGCATAAAAAAATGAAACTTATCACAGAAGAAATAACAAATGTAAAAATTATTACCGAGGGCAAAGGTTCCGGTAAAAAATTATACATCGAAGGTGTATTCCTCCAAGGAAACATTAAGAACCGTAATGGAAGAATGTATCCTATGGAAACTCTTGCAAAAGAAGTAAACAGATACAATGAATCTTTTGTGAATAAGGGTCGTGCTCTTGGAGAACTTGGACATCCTGATGGTCCTACCGTCAATCTTGATCGTGTTTCCCACAAAATTACTTCTTTAACACAAGAAGGAAATAATTTTAAAGGGAAAGCACAAATTTTGAATACTCCTATGGGTAAGATTGCTTCGTCTCTTCTTGGTGAAGGAGTAATGCTTGGTGTTTCTTCTCGTGGTGTTGGTTCGTTAAAAACTACAAGTGAAGGACATAAAGTTGTTGGTGAAGATTTTATGTTAGCAACTGCTGCCGATATTGTTGCCGATCCTTCTGCTCCTGATGCTTTCGTTCAGGGAATTATGGAAGGAAAAGAGTGGATATGGGATGGTGGAAAACTTCGTGAACAACTCGCAGAAACCACTCAAAGAAGAATTAATACTCTTGTTGATCAAAAAAGACTTGAAGAGCATAAGTTGAACTTATTCAACGAATTTTTATCAAATCTTTAAATTATAAATAAATATAGATTAATACAATCATATCTAGTCAAATGTCCGTTGGTAACGATTTACAAGAAATGGAAAACGTAGTAACCAAAGGTGCTGCCAAAGCTGATCCGATGCCAAAGATGTCCGGTTCTACACCTGGACAACCTGCAGTTGAGGATCTTGGTGGACCTACCCCAGAAAATTACAGAACTGATGACGATTCTGCTAAACTTGCAGAACCAAAGATTGCAACTGTCAAAGACATTGTAAACAGAGGTGCCGGTAAAGCAGATCCCATGCCTTCAGGAATGAAGGAAGAGGAAGAAGTCGAAGGTGAAGTAGTTTCCGAAGAGGAAGAAGAAACTTCAACCGAAGTAGTCGCTGAAGAAGAGACTACAGAAGAAGAGGTTGTAGAAGAGACCGTCGAAGACGACACTCCTTCTATTGAAGAGGATATCGAAGCACTTATTGCTGGCGAAGAACTCTCCGAAGAATTCCAAGAAAAGGCACGCACTATCTTTGAGACAGCAATCAAAACTAAGGTTGCTGAAATGAAAGAAGAGGTTCAAAAGCAATACGAAGAATCTCTGACTGAAGAAGTTGCCAACCTCAAGTCTGAGTTGACCGAAAGAGTTGACTCTTATCTTGAGTATGTTGCTCAAGAGTGGTTGACCGAAAATCAACTCTCGGTTGAGCAAGGACTCAAAACTGAAATGACTGAATCATTCCTTACCGGAATGAAGAGTCTTTTTGAAGAACATTATGTAACAATCCCTGAAGAGAAATACGATGTACTCAATAATATGGTAGAAAAACTTGATGAGATGGAAGATAAACTCAACGAGCAAATCAATAAAAATATTGCTTTAAACAAAAGATTGGCTGAGTCGGTTGCAGATGTAATTCTTGCAGATGTATCCGAAGGTCTTGCCCTTTCTCAAAAGGATAAGTTCACTTCTCTTGCCGAGAATGTTGAGTTTGATAGCGAAGAAACCTATCGTGAAAAACTGGTAACTCTTAGAGAGGCATATTTCCCCTCTAATGCCGGTGTTCAAAAGAACGAATCGGAAACAATTTCTGAAGACACTGAAGTTTCTGCTCAGGTAGAAACAACAACAATGATGGAATCTTATCTTCAGACTTTGAACAGAGTTTCCAAGAAGTGATTTCAATCCCAAAGTCAAACTTTTAACCTAAAGGTAAAAACAAATGCTGCAAATGCCTTCCCAAGAGGCTCTGCAGGAGAAGTGGGCACCTATCCTCAATCATGAGGGTATGGAGACAATTAAGGATAACCATCGTGCAATGGTTACCGCTCAGCTCCTGGAGAACCAAGAACAAATGCTCAGAGAAGAAAGAGAATTTCTTTCTGAAGCTCCAACCAATGCTACTGGTGCCAACATCAGTAACTTCGATCCCGTTCTGATCTCCCTGATCAGACGCTCCATGCCTAACCTGGTCGCATATGACCTCGCTGGCGTACAACCAATGAACGGTCCTACCGGACT